CTTGGAATTCACACGGCTGGTGGCTGGAATGCAGACACACCTGTTGGTTTTGCGGCGCTAATTTCCTATGAAGATCTAATGGAAATGGAGCTTTCTTTTGAAAATGACATAACTTATCCGGAAGGAGAAGATTCGTCATTGGATGAACTTGCTAAGTTGAAAATTAGTGCCAGTAGCTACCCCGAATGCTCTGAAATAGAAACAGTCATTTATGGGAGGCCAATCAAAGACTCCTCCGGACATCATCTTGACATCAATCTGGAGGAAGCACGCAAACTTCCCAATTGCAAAGACATACAATTTATTCCATCTCATGAAATGGTTCATCTCACCCGTAAGAGCAAGCTCAAACCATCAACTCATTATGGCAAAATGTCAACATTTCCAGAAAAGGAACCTCCATTGCTCTCTCCGCGAGACCCGCGTTCTCAGGGTTGCGATCCCGTGGTATCATCCATTCTCGACCTGCTTGCCAGTGAACATCCTCGCGTTGAAGTAGAGCGAGTCATCCGAGTTTTCGATGACATCTTCGAAAACTATAATAGAGACCTCATTTGGCCCCTTGGACGAAGACGGTTGGATTTTGATGAGGCCATTCGAGGAGTGCCTGGCAAGTTATCATCCATTAACCTCGACACCTCACCGGGACTTCCACATGTCTTGACTGCAAAGAAACCAGGCAAGAGAGATTTTGTTTGGTTTGATGGAGACGACATGTTGTACGATGAAAAGTTTAAGGCCGATGTTGAACAGACATTGGTAGAGATGAAAGAATACTCTGGAGAGCCCATATCAATGGTTTTTGCAGGGTATCTCAAGGATGAATTGATGTCCAAGAAGAAGATCTCAGAAGGACGAACAAGAATGATATTCGCCAATGACTGCGTACATACTACCGCTTTTCGTACAATATTTGGAGCCCTGCAATCAGCCGTTAACAATTCAGCAGAAACAACTCCCTTAGCTATTGGTCTTAACCAATATAGCTATGATATGCACATTGTATATAATTATCTCAGCAGCAATTCAAATTCATTCGTTGCAGGTGATTATAAATCATTTGATAAAAGATTTCACCCTATTTTTCGTAAACATGCTTATGGTGTAATAAAACGATTATGCCAGACCCTCGATCTCCCAATAACTGATGCAGAATTTAATTATTTTTATTCTCATGAAACATCATCACCACTACAAGTCTCAAATGTTCGTGTTTGGACCCATTCCAACCATATGAGTGGTTGTTTTTGGACTACATTTTTAAATTGTTTACAGAACGAGGCTATGTTTCGATACATATTTAGTCTACAGTTTCCCCACCTTATATACGATGAGTATGTGCGAGCCAAGTTTCTTGGTGATGATCATGTACTCAGCGTAAAACCTACAATAGAATTTACTCCGATAATAATAGCTCCACTAATGGCCACTATTGGACAAGAATACACATCAGCTAATAAAGGTTCACCACTTGAAGATCACTATCTCCCTTTTAATCAAGTCACATTCCTTGGGGCTATACCACGAAAAATTTCTGGTCGTTACTCCGGTTGCATGAAGAAAGACACTCTTTATCAAGTTTGTCAATATACCCGTAACAACAATCTTACTCTTTATCAAGAAGAGGAGAATATGTTGTATGCGGCTTCGCAATGGGATGACGACTTTTTCAAATTCTTTCGCTCAGAAATCAACTCTCTATATCCGTTTAACCCCCCTTTAGAATACATTCCCTCACAGGCAATCACTATGGCAATGGCAAATCGGACTTCCAAAGTGGACTCAACATTCATTGGCTGGCACACTCACTCATCCCCTGAAG